AAGCCTAAGTGGCGTGAATCCCGTAAAACAAAACTAACATTAAAACAAATTCGTAAGTTAAGAAAGATGTTAGATGTTCGTAACTACGAAAAACAGAAGTATATGAAGAAAGTTCATGAGCAATACGGTGCGGCTGCAGCCGCCGCCGGAGCAGAAACTCCTACAGTTTAACAGTAAAAATGTTATTCTGAACGAAAACGTAAAAAAACAGCACTTATTGTGCTGTTTTCCATGATACACACTAAATAATTCTACAAAGCCATTCTATTTAGGAGAAACAAACAATGGATAACAAAAAATTTGAACAACTTATTAATTTAATCATTAATGAGAACGAAGAACAAGCACGTGCATTGTTCCATGATATCGTGGTTGAAAAATCCCGCGAAATCTATGAAGGAATGATGGATGATGAAATGGGTGAAGGCATGGGCGGTCAAGTAGGTGATCTACTAGACGAAATCAATGCTGAAGAAGCCGGCGGCATGACTGAAGATGACGAAGCCGATATCGAATTTGATGACGGTGACGAAGACGGTGAAGAAGTTGAGCTAGAACTAGGCGATGAAGGTGAAGAAGGCGGTCTAGAAGACCGTGTTGTTGACCTAGAAGATAAATTAGACCAGCTAATGGCTGAGTTTGAAGACATCATGGGCGGTGACGCTGAAGAAGGTGCTGACGATTTTGAAGCTGGTGAAGAAGAAGGCATGGCCGACTTTGGTGCTGGTGAAGAAGAAGGCGCTGAAGAAGCTATGATGGAAGCCGTACAAATGAAACAAATCGGCGGCGCAACTTATAATAAGTATGGTCAAATGGGTGACAACGGTGCTCAAACAAAGAGCCCAAGCTTAGTAAACAGCGGTCAAGCAGGTATGGATTCTAAGCCAGTTAAATTCTCTGGTGCATCTGAGTCCGTTCCTACAAGCCCAAAAGCTCCGAGCAATGCTTATACAAAAGGTGAAACGTCTGTAAAAGGTGCTGGATCATTTAAGAATGCTCCTGCTCAGAACAACTTTAGTGAAAAAGGTGAATCTACACCTAAGCCAGTAACTAAAGACGAAGCAGGTAAAGTACGTAGCCCAGTAGCTGAGTCACGTAATACTCCAGCTAAAAGACGTATCTAATAGGATCTGAGAGAATGGCTTTGTATCTCAAAGAACATCTGACATTCGACCGTGCTAGCATGGTCGTTGAGTCGTCAGGTGAAGGCAAAGAAAAATCCCTTTATATGAAGGGGATTTTCATTCAGGGCGGGGTAAAGAACGCAAATGAGCGTGTTTACCCCGTTTCCGAAATTACTAATGCTGTTGAAACTCTTAACAAACAAGTCTCAGAAGGCTATTCAGTCTTAGGTGAAGTCGATCACCCGGATGATTTAAAAATCAACCTAGACCGCGTATCACACATGATTACATCTATGTGGATGGACGGTGCAAACGGCTTCGGAAAACTAAAGATTTTACCAACTCCAATGGGACAGTTAGTGTCTACTATGTTGGAGAGTGGTGTCAAACTAGGTGTATCAAGTCGAGGTAGCGGCAACGTGAACGACATGAATGGCCATGTCAGTGACTTTGAAATAGTCACTGTGGATATTGTCGCTCAACCGAGTGCTCCCAATGCATATCCTAAAGCAATCTATGAAGGCATGATGAATATGCGTCATGGTCATAGAACGCTTGATATTGCAAAAGATGCTCAGACCGACAAAAAAGTAGAAAAGTATTTGAAAGAGGAAGTAATGCGCCTCATCAAAGACTTGAAAATCAAATAAAGGGGAATAAGCATGTTTGATGCTATCAAACCATTACTTGACGGTGGACTAATCAATGAGGATGTTGGTCAAGCTCTTAACGAAGCTTGGGAAACAAAATTAAATGAAGCCCGAGAACAAGTACGTGCAGAATTACGTGAAGAATTTGCACAACGTTACGAACACGATAGAGTCGTAATGGTTGAAGCCCTTGATAAGATGGTTACAGACAGTCTATCAGAAGAAATTGAAGAATTTCGTGCTGAAAAGATTGCAATGAACGAAGACCGTGTAAGAGCACAAAACAAATTACGTGAATCCGCAACAAAATTCAATGATTTTATGGTTACTAAACTAGCTGAAGAAATCAAAGAACTACGCAGTGATCGTAAGATTCAGAAAGAAAGTCAAGAGAAGTTAGAACAATTCGTTGTTCACGCTTTATCACGTGAGATTAAAGAATTCTCACAAGACAAGAAAGCTGTAGTTGAAGCTAAGGTTAAGTTAGTTGCAGAAGGTCGTAAACAACTTGAATCATTGAAGTCACGTTTTGTGGCTGAAAGTGCTAAGAGATTGAATACAGTAGTCTCATCTCATCTAAAGGGTGAATTATCTCAATTGAAGGAAGACATTAAAGTTGCTCGTGAGAACAATTTTGGTCGCCGACTATTTGAAGCATTTGCAGGTGAATTCAGCGTTACTCATTTAAATGAGAAATCTGAAACTCGCAAACTAGTAGCAAAATTAGCTGAGAAAGAATCTCAACTAGCAGAAGCTAAACAACAAGTAAACCAAACTGCACAGTTAGTTGAAAGTAAGGAACGTGAAGTTCGCATTATTAAAGAGTCTGTTAATCGTGAGAAAGCAATGGGTCAACTATTGTCTACTCTAAACGAAGAAAAGGCCGCTGTAATGCAGAGCTTACTAGAAGGTGTGCAAACAACTAAGTTGCAAGCCACTTTCGATAAGTATTTACCAGCAGTGTTGAATACCGGAGCTGACAAATCTACAAAGATTGTCAAGGAACGTATTGTAGAAGCAACTGGTAATAAAACTGCCAAAAAAGAAGTTGAAGTCGAAGCACGTGATAACGTAATTGATATCAAACGTCTGGCAGGGCTTTAAAATAAAGACATAGATTTAGGAGAAATATAAAATGTCAAAAGTACTCTTAGAAAGCCGTTGGGACGAGACCAAAGAAGCTCTGTTAGAAGGCTTAAAAGGAACTCGCCGTTCAACAATGGGTGTTATTTTAGAAAACACCAAAAAACAGTTACTTGCTGAATCTTCAGCTGGTACTACAACTGCTGGTAACATCGCTACATTAAACCGTGTGATTCTTCCAGTTATCCGTCGTGTTATGCCAACCGTTATCGCTAACGAATTGGTAGGCGTTCAGCCAATGACCGGCCCAGTTGGTCAAATCCACACATTACGTGTACGTTATGCTCAGTCATTGACTGACACTTCTGCAGCCGCAACTTCTGTTACAGCTGGTCAAGAAGCATTAAGCCCGTTCTTGATTGCACAGGCATATTCACGTACACCACAAGCTGATGGTTCTTCAACAAGCTATACTGCTAACAACACTGCTGCCTTAGAAGGCAATGGTGGTAAGCAAATCAGCGTACAAATCTTGCGTCAGGCTGTTGAAGCTAAGTCACGTAAGTTGCAAGCACGTTGGACATTTGAAGCGGCTCAAGACGCTCAAAGCCAACATGGTATTGACGTTGAAGCAGAAATCATGGCCGCTTTAGCACAAGAAATTACTGCTGAAATCGACCAAGAAATCTTGTTATCTCTACGTACTCTAGCATCTACAGAGTATACATACAACCAAGCTACTGTATCTGGTACAGCTACTTACGTTGGTGACGAACACGCTGCTTTGGCTGTTCTTATCAACCGTGTTGCTAACTTGATCGCTCAACGCACTCGTCGTGGCGCAGGTAACTGGGCTGTTGTTTCTAGCGCCGCATTGACAGTATTGCAATCTGCAACTACTTCTGCTTTTGCTCGTACAACAGAAGGTACATTCGAAGCACCTACAAACACTAAGTTTGTTGGTACATTGAACGGTGCTATGAGAGTTTTCGTTGACTCTTATGCTCCTGACACAACACCTGTTCTAGTTGGATACAAGGGTTCATCTGAGACTGATGCGGCAGCATTCTATTGCCCATACATTCCATTGATGAGTTCTGGTGTTGTTCTAGATCCGTCAACATTCGAACCAGTCGTATCATTCATGACACGTTATGGTTACATCGAATTGACTAACACTGCATCTAGCTTCGGTAACGCGGCTGACTATGTTGGTGAAATCGCTGTTCAGAACTTGACATTCCAATAATCAAG